ATTTAAATATACAAGGAACAGGTAATACTATTAGTAGCACAGGTGGTTTAAATCAAATTATTGGTGGTGGAAATAATAATATCACAGGAGAACAAAGAAGACAAAGTATTATTAATTCACAAAATTGTGATATAACAAGCACAAGAAGTCCAGCAGATGATGCTGGGGGATTTAATGCTATCTATAATTCATATAATTCTAGTTTAACTAATAATGATTGTTTTGATATTATATTAGGAGCTTATAATGGTGATATTAATGGTGCTATTTGGAGTACGATTATTAATGGTGATGGAAACCAAATTAATGGTGGAACAGGGTCTTTAAACTTCCAAAACTCATATTCAACTATTATAGGTGGAGCATCTAACCAATTAAACTCATCAGCTGGTGGTGCTGGTTCAACTAATGGTATCTTTTCATCAGCGCAAGGTGTAATTGATAATAGTGAAACCTGTGTTATAATAGGTGGATTCCAAAGTTCAATAACAACTAGTAGTTATTCTGCTACATTAGGTCGTAATAATGATATCATCTCTTCAAATTATGTTGTTACTTTAGGAGGTCATAATCATGCGATAAATGGTTCTTCTGAATCAGGTATATTTGCCGGTTATAGTTCTTCTATCTTAAATGCGAATGATTCAGGTATATACGCAGGTAGAAGTAATACTATTAATGGTGGTGGATGTTGTGGTGGTAATGTTATTGTAGGTGGTGAAAATAACTCAATAAGTAATTCACCTGGTAAAAATAACGCAATTATTCAAGGTTATCTTAATGATATTAGAAGTTCAGCTGATTACGCAACAATTATTAACGGACAATCAAATCAAATAAGTTCTTCAGAAACTAATAATGTTATTATCGCTGGTAATAACAATACTATCACAGGGACAACTTCTGGTTCAACTATGATTGGAACAAAGACGAGAACACCAATCGTTAATGATACAGTCCATGTTGAAAACTTAAGAGCTTACGGACAATCATATGATGGATATTTCAATAATGGTTCAGGTTCAACCTTTACAATAGATTGGAATAAAGGTAATACCCAAAAGATGAACTTGACTGGTGCTGGTGGTATTACTTGTAGTAACACAGAGACAGGTGCTACATATAGAATGATTATTAATAATCCTGGTGGATATACACCAACATCATTCACAGCTTCAGGAAGAGCAATTAAGTTTAATGGAGGGTCATTTGTTACTTATACGGGTGAAAGTATTTGCCAGTTATTCATTACAGATGATAGTGTTTATGTAAATCAATTAGGTTTATTTTCATAATTTTTAAAAGAATTAATTTAGTATGATACAGATTCAAAGGGGTGAATTAAATGATGTTGTAGCAACTTGTTCTAGAAATAAGATGCTATCAGGTTCTGTTACTTATCTGTGGAGTATGACGCATAAATTAAGTAATCAAAATTGGAAGTTCTTGCCATATAGAGTTCCACCAGCAGTTTCTTATCCACCATCATACGACTTATTTACAATTAACACAGATTATTCAACCCCTGAAGTATTTACTGCTTCAACATCTGCTAATACAGTTAATTTACACTTAATTGACGGGCAATACTTCGTTAAGATATACGAACAGACATCAACAACCAATCTTAACCCAAATCTTTCTTATAATGTAGTTTATGAAGGAACTGCTGATGTTAATTGGAGTGGTTCACCACAAAACCAAATTGTTTCATATACAGGAGACACTAACATATTTAAAATATATCAAGGATAATGATTAAAATAGATAAACTTTCATTTAGTAATAACACCCTAACTTCATTTGCTGAAGTTATTAACAAGAATGAGATATTCATTCGTTGGGGCGCTGATAATCAATTCGTTAATGAATTGTATTTACTTAACGACGCATCACCAATTCAGAATGCTTGTGTTCGTTCTAAGGTAGATAATGCTGTCGGTATGGGTTATATAACTGACTATCAAGTTAATACCAAAGAAAAATTAAACGATATTGCTAAAAAGATATTCTATGAGTTTGTAACAACAGGAAATGTTTTTTTGGAAGTGGTATGGAAACAAGATAGAACAGAAGGTATATCAGGATTTTATCTTATCCCATCAAGGTATATTAGATTACATAAACCAACTGAAATGGGTGGTGATGTAACAAAGTATTTGTATTGTAGAGATTGGTTAAACTGGCGTAAGGTTGGTATGGTTGAGTTTGCTGAGTTTGACCCAAAGAACTTCACAGACAGACAAATCATCCATATAAAGAACTATCAATCAGGTTATGACTATTATGGTGTTCCTGATTGGTTAAGTGTTATTAACGATGTTAGATTGAACCACGAGATTACCGTATTCAACTTAGCAAATATCCAAAATGGTTTATCACCATCACTATGGGTTCACTTCACACAACCAGCCCCTGATTCACAGAACGAACAAAACCAAATATTAAGGGGTATTGAAGATAGATATATGGGAGCTGAAAACGCAGGTAGGGTAATTGTATCCTATGGTGAAAGCGAACAGAAACCTGAAATAACCCAAATACAATCAAATGTTGAGAATGGTTATTTTTCAGCAATCTTTGAATTGGTTCAGAAACAGATAATGTCGGGACATAAGATTATTGATGGTTCATTAATTGGATTACCAAATCCAGGTGGGTTCACATCATCAGCAGAGCAGTTAGAAACAGCTTATAAACTATTTATGAGTACAAGTATCAAACCTCTACAAAACTTCATTAATCGTGAGTTAAAGCCGGTTATTGAACTTATCTACCCCAACCAAGAAATAAGCCTTGTAATAGAACAAAACCAAATAATATAATGAATAAAGTTTTATTAATATCAGAAGATACATTAAAAACCTATACGGCAATTAATGAGAACGTACAATCAGATGAGTTAAGGTTCTGTATCCTTCAAGCTCAAGATATATTCCTTCAAGAAACTTTGGGGACAAATCTGTATGATTACATGTTAAACTTGGTTGATACAAATGATATTAATTCACCAGGTTATGTTAATTATAAAAACTTATTGGATAGATATATCCAACCTATGTTGATAACTTATTCATACTATCTTGGTAGTACTAACTTCTATGTTAAATGGGTTAGTGTTGGTTTGGTTCAAAACCGCTCAGAACAGGGTAGTAATATAGACCACAAGACATTCCAATATCTTAAGACAGATGCTAAACAACAAGCAGAGTTTAACGACAATCTATTAAGAAGACATCTTATCTTCAGGTCTGGATTATATCCTGAATATAACAACGGAAACTTGAATGATGGACAACTTCCACCAATCCCTGCTACACCATTCCAATCTTCTATAACAATACCTACAAGTGCTTACTCATGGGGTAGAGGATGGAGAACAGGTAATTGTGGAAATGCTATGGGGCCTTTGTGTGCTGGTAGTCCATTCCCAACATGGTACGGACATACTACGAACTCTTAAAAGTTTAGTTCATATCCTTTATTACAACTTCTTTCAATTCTAATTACCGAGCAATCACTACCTGCCTCTCGTATTACTTTTTGTAGCTTTGAAAGTTCTTCAGCAACCTTGTAATATTGTTCTGTAACTTTTGGGTTGTGAAAAACATTAATCTTTGATTTGACTCTAATTTCCATAAAACAAAGATAGTGATTTACTTTGATTTAACCAAATTATGTTTCAACATAAATTGTTCGTGAATAGATAATTCACTATCAAACACATACCCCAAACTTTCAAGTAACTTACGAGCCATCTGTCTATCTTCAGGTGTAATGTTTCTTCTATCAGTTCTTCTATCTCGTTTTATTTCATTCGCACATTCTTTACATAGATTAGACCTTCCGTCTTTATAGATTTTATCTTTGACGAACTTATCTAATATTTTACATTCACGACATGAACGACATATCTTCTTAATCATATCTAATAATAGGATTTTTAATTAATGTTTCAAGCCGTGTTTTTTGGCGAATTGAATATGTATTGGAACATCGGTATCAAAAGTATAACCAAGTAGTTGTAGGAGTTCCCTTGCCCCCTTGAAATCATCGTCTGTTAGTGGATTTAACTTAAGATAATTCATGGAAGGGTCATCATCTTCATCTTTGGAATTAAAGTGGATTTTACACCTTGTATCAAGTCCAAAGGGTCTACCTTTCTTTTTATAAAACTCAGTTTCGGGACGATGCTTTCCACAGGTTCTACAGAAAACCATCCAAAAACCATCATCATTTAAGTATCTTCTACTTAGGTTATTAATAAAATCTTTCTTTTTCATTAATACAGACATGGAATGTTTCCACTTTGTTTTTTATCACTTGGATTAGGTCTACTTTCATAATTTAATCATTAGGTTGTTTCTATAAATACCAAAGATAGTGAAAAAGTTTTAAAAAAAATAATTTTTTCGTATTTTTTTTATATTTATTAGTATGAAAAAGAAAGATTTTATTAATAACCTAAGTAGATGATACTTAAATGATTATGTTTTTTGGATTGTTTTTTGTATAA